ATGTTGGAAAGCGTAATAAAATATATATAAGCGATGCAATATAGGGAATTGCATATTCGAATATACATATATGGGAGGGGGTGAAAACGCAAAAAAGAAACCCTCCTTTTTTAAGGGAGGGTTGATCAAGGGATACTATCCCAAGAGGGGTTATTATATTATAGGGCACGTGCCGTTTGCGCAAAGGATATCAGTTAAAATACTATTAACTTTCATGTATTGAGATGGTTGACGTCCTGTCCCTTCATTTAATCCTTCTTTTACAAGATGCATATATGAGCCAGGATTAGATGGTGTAGAAACAAAATCAAAACATAGTAATTCAAAGTCGTCTTGTACTTCCATTGTGCCTTCACCTAATGGTTTTAAACTACCCATACCACGTGAAGAAACACCTACCATTACATTATTGTCTATAAGTGCTTTTAATATGTTGCCTGATACTGTTGGTAAAATTTCTATTTTACCTATTACTTTATCTCCATCCCATTGTATATCTCTTATAATGTGAGATACATTTTTTAATGAAATGATAGATGAGTCAGGATGGTCTAGTTCACCTGTTGCTCTATTCTCTCTAACACAAGACATGTATTTGTCTATCTCACGTTCCCATAAATCTTTTGGGTAATATCTTCCATTACCGTTTTTTACCTCAGCTGTAGCTAATACTCCTTTAACAAGTGGGTTGCCAGATGGTGCTTTAACACCTTCATGAAGCTGTTGAGGTGATACAGAGAATGGAATTGTTTCTATTAGTACTTGTTTCATATTATTGTTTTACAGGTGCTGTTTCTTCTTCGCCGATTACTTCTTCTTTAGGAGTAAATTTCTTTTCTAATTTTGTCTTAAGACTTTCAAGTGTCTTAATTTCTTTTTTAAGACTTTTCATCATGTCTTTATTAGTTGAACCTTTTTCAATTTCCTCAAGTGTAGTTAATGCTTTAAGCTTTTTCTTACGTTTAAGAATTTCTTGATCTATTTTCTTAATTTTAGCTTCATACTCAGCCATTTTACCAATATAATCAATTTCTTTCATATCAAGTTCTTCTTTGATAATTTGTTGTATGACACTACGAATTTGTGATTCTTGTAATTTAATAGTTTTAGGTTTACCTGGTAATTTCATTTTGCCTACACCTTTAGAACTTTGAGGGGCTACTGGCATTTCTGTTACTTTTTTAGGCATAGTTGTTTTAGCTTCTTTTTCACCAAGTGAATCTTTAGTGTTAGCTTTTACTTTTTCAGTTTCAAAGTCTAAATCACCATATCCACTAGCTTTCCATTTACCTTTTGGATCTTTAGGTTTACCTAATCCCGGTGCTTCATCAGTGTATCCGATACCTTTAATACCGAATTGAGCATTTGTAGCATAGTAATTCCAGTCTTTACCTAAATTTTTAGCTACGATTTGTTTAAGTTGGTCTGGTGTTTTTAACTTATTTTTAGGGTCTTGCATTTCTGTATAGAATCCATTTAAGAAAGTATTACCATATAAGTTATCAATATTTTTTGGATCTTTATTATCGTATGCATAAGCTTGTTTATCAAGAACTTGTTGAGATACTTTCTTCTCTTCAGCTTTAACGTTTTCTTGGAATAAACTAAACCAGTCTTTACGACCGCCTCCAGACACCATACCTAAATTAGCTTTATTCTCAGATAAGATACTTTTACTTTTTAAGATGTTAACTGTATCTTCGTAGTTGTTATATTGGTTAATATAATCTGGAAATAAGTGACGTGCTTGTTTTAGGAAATGTGGTTTATTTCCTTTACCTTGTTTGATTTGATTATATTGTTCTTGTAATGTTTGCATGTCTTTATAATGTTTAATTAATGTATTTTATGGTTATGCTGGTTGTGCATCTAAAACAAACCAACCTGCTGGTGCGCTATTTTTATAATAACAAATTTTATTTAAATCAGTATCATATACTACTAATCCTGATACGGGATCTGCGGTTGTGAAAATAGCGTTTCTTTGCGCAGTTGTCATTCTTGGTAATAACATACCTTGAGTAGTAGATGCCATTTCAAATATAGCACCTGGTGTTTTAGCAGGATTATATGAACCTGATGAATAATCATTTGATACTACAATAGTGTCTGGGTTTATAGATATATTGACATTAGAATCTGTAGAATTATATATACCTGGTTCCCATGTTCCACTCCTATCATTTCCTATACAAATTTCACTATTAACTACTACTTTTGTGTCTGATACTGATAGAGAAGAGGTATTTCCCATCCCATCAGTTATTGGTTGTAAAGTATTGTCTATAGTTAGCTGAAGTGCATTTCCTAAATTAAGTATACCTTCGTAATTATCTCCTACATTTGCTCCAAAAAGATTTGCCATTGTTATTATTTTTAATTTATTATAAATATTATTACCCCCAATCTGTAGTTGATGTTACTCCCCAAACGTCTGAACCAAAAGTACCCCATACTTCTGTAGCGCCAGGTGTAGGAAATGTTCTGAACCCACCAACTACTCCTCTTACTATTAATTCCGATCCAGTTATAGATACAGCTGGAGTGTAATATAATTCATATATTCCTTTTCTTACTACAGCAGACATTTTATAGTTATCGTAAACTATATTTGTTATTTCTGACGGATTATATGAAAAAGATGCTGATGTACTTTTTTGTGAAGATGGGCCATACCCACCATCAACATTTGCCTTTGTTTCTAATGTAAAGTATGATGTACCTTCTACAGGTTGGATTATTGAAAATGTTACCGTTTGTGCTGCGTTAACATTAAACGGTAAATATCCTGCTGGTGTGGTTACATTATATATTAATGAGGGCATATGTTAGTCTTTAGTTTTATTTCCACTCCATAAATATTTTGTATCTACCCATTTAGCATTTTTAGCTAATTTTTTAGCATTAACTGGTTTGTACCCGAATTTTTTTACAAGTAGGTTATTTTTAACACCATCAGGCCCAGCTTTAGGTCCTCTACCTAATGAGGCTCCAGGATTTATTTCGTCTAATGGTTGATTTGGGGCTAATTTATATCCTAATTTATAAGCGTATTTCATAGATTGACCACCTTTAGCTTTTTTATTTGGGTTAAAAGCAAACGGTGTAGCATATTGAGGACCGTTTCCTGTAGCGAAACTCGCTCCACCCGATCCAACTGAACTTATTTCTTTAAGTTTCTTAAATATACTGTCTATGATTCTTTTCTTATCCATGTATTGAGCTAAGTTCTTCTAATAGTTCATAATATTGCAACAAATTAACTAAATCGTCGTTATCAATTTTATCTGTTTTATTCAATTCAGTTAACATTTTAGCCACTTCATTAATTTTAATATTAGTAGCTTTGTCAGTTACTTTTTTATTTAAATCAGATAATGATTTTTTTATTTCAGTTATTTTAGTATTATAAAATGTACGTAATGCTGGGGTTGAGTCTACTGAATTGATAAATTCTTTAAGGACTAATTTTTGGTTGTTGTTTAAATTAACATATTTACCATTGAATTTTTCTAATAGTACTTTATACGTTAATATACGAAGATCTTTATCATATGATTTAAATTCTTCTAGCAAATTGTCTTTTACTTGTTTTTCATTAACTTCTTTGTTAGTTAAAGTTTCAAGTAAAGATATTTTGTTGGTGATTATTTGATCAGGGTTAGATAAATTTTCACTATTGTATATCTCAATCAACGTGTATAAAGCGGCTTGTGCTTTATAGTTAGGTAATTTAGTTTTGAAAAATTCATCTAAATTATAATATTTAGATATTTCATTAATTAAATTATATTTTTGTCTTTTAAGCGATTTTCTATTCAATTGCTTAGAAGATTCAATAATTGTATTAATAATGATATCAGCTTTTGCTTCACTTAAATGCCTCTTACTTAATAGAGTTTCATAAAGCTTATACTCTTTTCCTAACTCTGTTTTAACAAAGAATTTTTTAAGAATATGAGTAGCTTTAGAATCCTTTCCTGAAAGGCTATCTGCCGTTATCTGTCTTACAAGTAATTCGAATAGAATACCTGTATTTTTATATTTCGAATGGTTAATTAGCATTCAAATGGATTTTTATTATAAATATGTATAAAATATTACTCTTTTAATTGGTTTTCATCTAACAATGAAATATCTTCATTTTCTTTAGGGAACAATGATGACTTACTTAATCCTTCAATTAATGTTTTATTCTTTTGATAGACAGTTTGAGCAGTCTCAAGTGCTAATGGTGAACCACCTTTATAATTAGGTGTACCATATCCTTCTTGATCGTCATTCTTCATATCTCCTCTACCTAATCTATCTCTACCAAACGCATTTTGTTGAGTATTAATATTAGATACTTTTTCTTTAGGACGACCTAATGTCAAATCTTCACCATATCCATCAGGTACATTTTCCGGATTACTTCCCATTCTTCCTTTACCATATAACGCTGCTAAATCATGAGGTGTACCATATGACTTACCTGTTACTTTAGGATCGTTTCCTTCTTCAGTAACCTGTTTAATTCTAAATTCACGTTTAGCATCTTCAAGCGCTAAATCTCTGTATTCTGAATATTGGTCTTGAGATAAATGGAATATGTTATCGTAAATCCAATCTGTAGGTAATAGTTTAGATTCTTGAATTGATTTAGCTAAGTCTACTTTTTCTTTCAATAATGCTATACGTTCTTGATCGTATATAATTGATGGAGTAGTTAACGATAATTCAAAATTTGTTAATTGATCTGATGTATATCCTTGTGTGTATAAATGTACTAAAGCGATTTTATACAATTCAGATAAAGCAATACGTTGTATTCTATCAATAGTACGAGCAAAACGAATATCTTCAGCAGCTAATGTAGCTTTACCTGTTAAATCTTTTTCATACCCCATAAATGCTTTAGGTACTTTTAACGCGGCAAATAATTTATCTCTTAAATATGTTACGTCTTCAATAGCTGTATATTGTAAACCAGGTAATGTTTCAATTTTAGTTGTTTGGTCATTACCACGTACTGGTATAAAGAAATCTTCAAGCAAATTTTGCATGTTGTACTTCAAATTATATTGACCTGTTTCTTGGTCTATAAATGGAGTACGTTTCATGCTAGTTATTGTTTTCTGCATGAAATTTTCTACTTCATTAGGTGGAATAGAACCAACGTTTAAGTAAAAAACACGTTTATCTGGAGAACGAGCGATACGATGAATTAACATTGCATCTTCCATTAATGTATATTGTTTAAATAAACGACGAGCTGGTTCAATATATGCTCTACCATAAGGTAAGTAATTGTTGTCTGTTAATAGACGGAAATGAGCCATCTCATAGTTGTCAAAGTAAATACCTGGTGTGTTGTGTTCGTCAGTACCTGCTACTTTATAATATCCTGATCCTCCTGTATAAAATCCATCTGGAGAATATTTAAAACGTACAGAGAATGGATTGTCTTTATCCCATCCCTCTTGCCTTTCAATATGGTATGCTGAAATAGGGATAACATTGTATACTCCATATTTTTCAGATATGTCTAGTTTAAGGAAGAAATCACCATATTTACACATTTGGCGAATCCATGCCCATAAATTAAATTCAATGTTTAATACATCATAAAATAAATTATATAATGTTTTTTGGATATCTTCATTACTACTTCTAATTTGTAATACTTCACCCATATCATTTTTCAATGTACTTTCTTCAGCTACTATATCTAACGCTGATGCAACTATAGCATCAGTATCCATTATATCGTAATCTGAGTATATTTGGGTTCTTAAATAACGGTATGTTAAGTTAAATTGAGCTCCAAATAGTGATGTAGTTCCAGGAGAATAAATTCTATTGTATCTGTCTACTAATGAGTTTGTAGCGAATTCTCCAGATTGTTGAATGGAATTTGTATCCATAACTTTAATCTGGTCTCCGCCATTGTTTCTTATGATAACATCTGTTGAAAACAGACGTTGTAATCTTCTAAATATGTTTGTATTAGCCATGTTTTTATAATATATGTATAAATATTGAGGGAGCCAAATAGATTTAACCTAAAATCCAACTAAAATCTTCTTTACCTCCTTTACCATCATCCATGAAATAAGGATTATCACGGCCTGTAGCGAAATATGCTCCTTGAGTAGGGTTTGATCGGCCTACATTATTTAAAGCGGCACGAGTTAAATCTTGACTTTGTTGTCTGAATTTTAATGATGTGTCTCTTAAGTACATTCCTATACCGAATGACATTACCAAGTCATCATTATATCCACTTTGAGCTTCGGCTCTACCATTTTTCCAGACAAATACTTTCATTTCATCTACTAATCTTTTAGAACGTATTGTTACTGAACGATCTCCTACAAATTCTCTTAATTTGTTTACTACTAATGGTCTTGTTCTTAAAGACATTGTAAAACCAGGAGTCACAGTATCACTATTTTCGTATTTGTTAAAATATGAGTCTACGGTTAATGTTTCTGTTTTAGGAGAATAATATAAATTTTTATAACCACGTTCGATTACAGCATCTATTGTCGCCCAACCTATGTTTGCATTTTCAATTACAAGTAATGCTTGATTGTATTCTGATGCTACTCCAACTAAAAAATATCCAAATTCTTTAGGCGGTAATTGTCCTTTATATTCCGCTACTTGTATATTAGTTGCTATATCTATGACATGAAAGGCCGAATGGTCTTTTCCATCTCCTCTAGCCACGTCAGCTACAACCATGTAATCTCTTGAGTAATCAGGTTGTTCCCATACCCAGTAATTTTGATCTACACCTCTTCGTTCTGTAGGTTCTTGTACAGTAGTTGTAGATATAAATTCTAACCACTCGTTATAAAATACTATATCACCTGAAGTGCTAAAATCACAGTCACACTCTTGTGCTGCTAATCTAGGGTCACCTAATAGTTCATCTTGTCTTTTTCTCCAAGTTTCATCTCGTTCAGGATGAACATACCATGGTAATTTTATAGGTAAAAAATCGTTTTCAGCATTTTCAGCACTAACCCATGTTTGGTGAAACCAGTTTCCGGTACCATAAGGTGTAGATAATACTATAGCACCACCACCGGTTGCTAAGGTTTGTTGAGCGGATGCCCAAGTATCTTCAATGTTGTCAATAAACGCGGCCTCATCTATTATAAGTAATGATACGGCTTCCGAACGTGCAGAATCACTATTTGATGATTTAGCTTTAACTTGAGAACCATTATTTAAACGTATTGATAGTTTATTATTTTCTTCAGTAGGTACTTTTAGCCAAGATGGTAAGTTATCATACATGAACTTAACTTTAGTAACCATGTTCCTGGCTGTTTCTTGAGTCTTAGATAAACATAAAATGTTTTTATCCTTATGGAACGTCATTAACCATAATGAATATCCCGCAGCTAATGTTGATATACCTAACTGTCTAGATTTTAATACTATTGAATATGGATTATCTTTCCATAACGTTAATACTTTACCCTGGAATGGGTATAGGTTAAATATTACGCGGCCTCTTTGTGGGTGTTGAATATGGCAGTATTTGCGCATGAAATGACTTGGGTCCTTTGCACAAAGAATATATTCTTCTTTTATTATTTGTTTGATATCTTGACTCATATAACTAATGTGTTTATAAATATTATATAAGGATATAAAAACCCGACCTAAGTCGGGTTTAAAATAAGGTTATTTGGTTGTTTTGTTATTAAAAATCATCCTCATCATCAAAATCAAAAAAATCTAAATCTAAATTTTTAGCAGCAGCTTGTGCTTTTTTATCCATAGCATCTTCATTTTCTACTTCTTCATCATCTTCATCTTTAGTCTTTTTCTTAGGTGCCTCTTTCTTAGGTGCTTCTTTTTTAGGTGCTTCTTTTTTAGGTGCCTCTTTTTTAGGTGCCTCTTTTTTAACTTTAGGCTCTTCTTTCTTTGGTATCTCTTTTTTAGGCTCTTCTTTATCTTTAGGTTTACTTTTATAAGCGTCAATATAATCTGTAAATTCACCACCTTCTTTTTCTAAAGCAGAACGTGTTTTATCATTATTAAAAGTAGCTGGGTCTTTTTTTAGTGCTTTAGAGAAAGGTGTAATCTCAACCTCACCCTCTTTGTCTAAAGCTACTAATAATCTATCTAACGCGTTCTTATTAAATTTATCACCTTTAAGTTCTTTATACGTTTTGAGTGCTTTTTTAAAGCCCGCTTTATCCTTTACTTTATAGAATCCTGCCATTTCATTTAATGACATTTCTTCAAGTTGAGTCATCTTAACTATATTAGGATTTTCTTGTTTAAATTTATTAGCATCACCCAGGCTTTTAAATGAAGTAAGTATAGTTTCTCTACTTTTACCTAAAGCTTTTATACCTAATTCAGAAATAATAATCTCTTTGATGTATTCTTTAAATTGTTTTTTATTCATTATTTTTATGGTTTAATATAAATATTATACAGATAATGCTTCTTTAATCTTATTGATTCGTTCTTTAGTAGTTCCACTAACCTCAATCAAACATTTGGGTGGATACTCTTTTAACATTTCTTTAATAGTAAAATCAATTTTATCACGATATTCACTATCTACTGTTCTTACACCATTATCCTCAATTTCAACACCTTCAGGAGAAACATAAACGATTACATCATAATCATCACGTATACGCATCATCAAGTCAACAAATTTTTCTTTAACATTCCAGTCAATTGAATTAGCGCTTAATGTAAATGAACAAACATCATATATTGTACGATCTGTAATTATATTTTCATTTAACAATTCAATAGAACGTTCAGCTGCAAATACAATTTGTCCTTTTAATGTTGAATCTGTATTTAATGCTATACCTTGATCTCGTAAATATTTACTACGTTCAGTCTGAACTAAATAATCTTTAAATATATCAATTTCTCCTAATGCTTTTGCTAATGTAGATTTACCTACTGATACTGTTCCTGCTAATCCTATTCTCATATTGTTTTATTTTATGCTCTTGTTCCTGATTGTTTACCAGCTGCTGTTTTATGGAATGGAACACCTTCACCATCTTTTTTAATATTTTCCCACTGTTCTTTAGTTTTCTTAATACCAAATATATAATACTCAGCTAATCGTTTATTACCTTGTGGTATTAAAGCAGGCCCATCATAGTTATGTGTTAATGTTTTACCATTAATTATAACATAATGCACAATAGTACCATCACTTTGTTTTAATTGTTTTGAAATCAT